TTCGGCGGCGCGGTCGTGCTGGAAGTCGCCGATGGCTGCCCGGATGTTAAACCACTTGAGTCTGAGTGGATGTCACTGGCCGCTGGTACATCAAAGGGCTTCGACTTCAACCCGAACTCTGTAACTTCGGATGCGGATGACGGCGGCGGCTATGTCGAAACCATCATCACCAACAGTGACTTCACGCTGAGTTTTGAAGGCGAGGTGCGTAAGAAGGACAAGCTGGATCAGTACGGTGTCGGCAAGTTCATCAAGTATTTCGCTGACGAGCTGAAAGCCAAGCGCCAGCCTGGAATCTGGGTTCGCATGGACTACGGCCCGATCGAGTTCATTGGGTATATGAACATCACGGCGCTGAGCTCTGATGGCGGCACTAACGATATCGTCACTTTTAGCACAGAGTTCAAAGTTGGCGATGCTACCACTATCGAGGTTAACGAAGTGACGGCTGTTGCCGTGACAGGCGTAACTTTGAGTCCGACAACCAGCACGGGAGCTGCAGGCGGAACCAGCACCTTTACAGTGAACATCGCACCAACCGGCGCAACCAACAAAGACTTCACTGTAGCGACTACTGATGCGACCAAAGCAACGGCCACCACGTCAGGCACCACCGTTACCGTGACGCGTGTCGCCACCGGCAGCGCGCAGATCATCATCAACACCGAAGATGGAAACTTTGTGGCCGTGCATACGGTTACCGTTACTTAACGGATATTCCAAAGGGCGGCGTGCTGCCCTTGATAATGACCGTTTACTGGAATGCCTATGACTGCTTTAACCGATATTGGCGAATTATCCGTCAGCGACAGCCTTTCCGGCGGGAAAGACTACCTTCTCAGGCCGTCATTTGAGGCTATGACCAGGGTCGGCACTCCAGAAGAGATTGTGCAGGCCTATGCCACCATCCACGGTAACGACGTCGCTCAGCTCATAGATTTCTGCGCTGTCACGCTGGGGCGCGTTCCTGAATGGCTATCACCCTCATTCAACCGCGCCGCTGAAAAGCTTTTATCATCGTGCATGTTGGTGCTTCAGGCGTGCTGCGAGAATGACCTGACGCCGATGATTGGCGAATGGAAAGGCTGGCAACATTGCGTAGTATACCGCCCTGGTCAGATGCCGAAAAACGACATCATTGTGCTTGCTCAGCACCTCATGCAGCACGGAGTTGTCGGGAAAGCCAAGGTTCGCCAGTTGCAGCGTCACGAATCTGGTGAGAAGACCAATGAGTTCAGGGCATTCGATTACATCAGTGCCGCGCGTAGTCACTTCGGAATGAATCGTGCTGAAGCATCTCAGTTAACGATGACCGAGTTCCAGATGCTTCTGGCAGCGAAATACCCTGACCAGAAAGGTTTCACGCGCGAAGAATATGACGCGGTCGCTGATGACTACCTGAAGAAGCAAGCCGCGCGTCGGGCGAGGGCTGAAAAATAATCGGAGATTGATATGGCAGGTGAGAAAAGCGCCGGTAGCATTGTCTATGAAATTAGCGCCGACGTTGAGCCACTCTTGCAGGGTGGCAAGCAGGCCATTGATGCTCTGGACAAACTGGATAACGCCGCACAGCAATCCGGTAAGGGGATGGATAACCTTGATCAGAGTGCGTCGCAAACCGGGGCTGCCTTCACTGAGCTGGCGGGATATGCCAACTCCATGGACAATCAGCTTCGCAAGCTGAATACCAATGTCAGCGGTATCGCAAAGGCAATGGAAGAAGCAAGAAGCGGAACAGGCGGTGCAAATAGCGAGTTCAATAGAGCCCAATCGATAATTGAAGCATTGGGTAACCAGCTTGCTGTACTTGACGAGGCTCAGGAGAGCGGTGCTCGTAGCGCGGCTGTATTAGCGGCTCAGTTAAGGGCTGGCTCAAAAGCGACTGAAGAAGAAAAGCAGAAGATCGGAGAGCTAACCGGCAACCTTTTTGACATGCAGCGCGCGACAACCACCTCAACGGGTGGAAATAAGAGCTGGAAGTCCAGCATGCAGGCGGCTGGTTATCAAGTTCAAGACTTTATCGTTCAGGTGCAGGGCGGTCAGTCTGCGCTAGTTGCATTCTCTCAGCAGGGGTCGCAATTGGCCGGCGCGTTTGGGCCGGGTGGTGCAGTTATTGGTGCTTTAATTGCTCTTGGTTCTGTTATTGCAGGCGTGCTCATCACTTCGCTCAACGGCGGAAAGAACGCCATGGATGCGCTTAAAGACGCAGCCGAAGCCATGGATAAGGTGATCACTGTTTCGTCGCAAGGCGTTGCAGCGTTATCAGATAAATATGCGGCACTTGCGCGCGTTAATGCAGACGTTGCCACTCTGCTGCGCAATCAGGCACTTCTCGAATATAACCAGGCTATCTCCAAGATTCCTAAAGCGATTAGCGATGCTTCTGATGCTTTCGTTACGCTAGGCGACCGCGCACTGGCCGCCGTCGGTGGCGCGTCTCCAAGCATCAAAAAATTCAACGACGAACTGGCTGCTCTCGGGGTCACTTCTCGAGACTGGGGAGAGGCCATTCAGCAGGCTAACAGCCAGGGGCAATATGCTTCTGGGGTCGTTAGCTCTCTCTCATCAACAGTGAGCATCCTGTCATCTCGGCTTGGAGTCAGCAAGCAGTCTGCTTTTGACCTGGCACAGCAGTTATCTGAGCTGAGCAATAACCCTACACCGGAAGCACTTCAGGACCTGGCTAAAAAGCTACAGGAAATGAAGTCATCCTCGAAAGACGGGCAGTCAGCAATAGCTGAGCTGGCTGGGAAACTGGTAGATCTGGCTCGAGAGGCAGCTAACGCGAAGATTAATGTCGATAGCCTGAATAAGGCAACCGACAACCTCACTGCCGGGCAGCAAAACCTCATTAAGCAATCAGAGCGCAACCTGGCCCTTTCGAAGCTTCAGGGTGAGGCGCGGGCTAAGTTGCAGGCGCAATATGCAGCGGAGGATGCTGGATTCTCAAAAGATGACCCTCACGCTAAGCAGATGGAATCTGATGCCGCTGCGACATACCGAAACACCCAGGCTCAGAAAGACCTTCAGTCACAGCAGAAGAAAGGAGCTTCACAGGCTGATTCTGTCGCTCAAAAACTGGCTAACCTCAAGCAGCAATCTGAACTTGCTGCAGACTCTACTAATAAGCTGAGCCGTGAGCAGGCCATTCTGAACGCACAGCAGTCGCTTGGGAAAGGAGCCTCTAAAGAGCAAATCGCTCTTGCTGGACAATACGCAGCATCAAAATGGGATACTGCAAACGCAATTAAGGCTGAGGCAGCGGCGCAAAAGTTACTGCCAGAGGCGCGCGAGAACGCAAGCTATAACCAGGATGTTGAGGATCTTAATACCGCTCTTGCTTCTAAGAAAATAAGCCAGGAGCAGTACAACAAGACCTCAGAACGACTGGAAGCAACACATCAGTCCAGCCTTGCCAAAATTAGAGCAGGTCAAGCAGTAAATCCGCAACAGGACGCGGCGGGCGGTGTTGATCCTGTCCAACAACTGGCAAACGAAAACGCCAGGAAAATGGCGCTCATTCAGCAGTATGAGCAGCAGGGCATCATTACACATCAAAACGCTTTGGCTCTACGTAACCAGGCCGATATGCAATACGAGCAACAACGTATTGCGGCGCAGTGGGCGTTATTTACTCAACAAAATATCGGCTATCAGGCGCTTGGCGCGACAGTAGATGCTTTCGGCGCTCAGGCCTCAAACGCTCTCACTGGCATTGTCACCGGCAGTATGACGGCTACGGAAGCGTTGCAGTCGATCGGCAACACCATTATCAACGATGTGATAAGCACATTCGTTCAGATGGGCATTCAACAGGCCAAATCCGCCATTATGGGGGCGACGGCTCAGAACGCAGCGATTGCAACCACGACCGCAGCACAAGTCGGCTCACTAGCCACGACAACAGCAGCAAGCTCGGCATCAGCAGCTACCACTACAGCAGCATGGACACCGGCGGCACTGGTTGCCTCCATTGGTTCATTCGGTGGCGCGGTCGCTATCGGTCTTGGCGCCCTGGTTGCGGCAATGGCGATCGGCGGCAGCCTTGCCGGTAAGCGTAAAAACGGCGGACCGGTATCTGCTGGCTCGATGTACCAGGTTGGCGAGGGCGGCATGCCCGAAATCTACCGGGCGAGCACTGGCAAGCAGTACATGATCCCCGGCGATAACGGGAGCGTGATCAGCAACCGGCAGATGACTTCAGGTGCGGGCGGAGGAAGTGGAGGTGGCGGAGTGGTCGTGAACGTCAACAACTACACTGGCGCTGACGTGCAAACGCAGACGAGGAGTGAAAACGGATCGCAGATCATCGACCTGTTTATTCAGGACGTTGAAACCGGCGGGCCGATGTCATCCACCATGGAGTCAACTTACGGACTATCAAGAAATGCAAACGGAGATTACTGATGGCAGACGTTAAATATCCTCCGTTTTTGCCACTTCCGCAGCGCGCCAACATGAATATGACGAGGGATACCAGCTTCCGGGAAA